TCCGAACTTCGGGGAAGTTTTTTTCTTTGAGGTTTTTGATGAGGTCATTTACAGCAACATCGGAGAAAGTAGCAAGAATACCAGCATCAATCTTTCCACTAACAGAATAACGCTGACACTCATTCAAGACACGACGCCAATCAGGGAAGTGTTTGTTGATCAGTTCTACCAAGACCTTGTTATCATATTCAACACCTTCTGCATCCAAGATTTCCTGGATACGCTTGAAGAACTGTGCTGCGATACCTTGGCGCTCCTTTCCTTTGATGGAGAAGTCAACGACTGCACATCGACTGTGGAGGGGTTCAAGGATCTTGTTCTTGTAGTTGCAGGTGAAGATGAAGCGGCAGTTACCAGCAAACTCCTCAATAAACGCCCGTAGGAGGAGTTGTACATCGTTGGACGTGTTATCTGCCTCATCAATGATGATGACTTTGTGTTTAGCATCTGCCGTAAGTGATACGGTCGAAGCGAAGTTCTTCGCATTGTTTCGGACAGTATCCAAGAATCGACCTTCGTCGGATCCGTTGATGACATAAACATCTGCTCCAAGTTCATTACAGAGAGCCTTGGCAACCGTGGTCTTACCAATACCTGGCGGACCAGCAAGAAGCATATTAGGGATCTCGCCCTTATTTAGAAACTCCTTGAACATCTGCTTGGCAGAGTCAGGGAGAATACATTCATCAATAGTCTTCGGGCGATATTTCTCCACCCAAATAAAGTTACTCATTATCTAAAACCTCAATGTGGGACAAAAACTGCGATGGAGTATTCCACCACAACATCTGGGTTTCTTCCCAGTTGTCAAAAATTACAAAGTCACCATGAGCATCCACCAACTTGTATCGGTGACGAATGTATGGTTCTTTGGATGTCTCAGTAAAATACCGAGAGTCCTTCTTATCAATTAGTTTCATACCCATTCTGGTTTGCGTTGGGGCATACGAAGATAGTTGTCTTTCACCCAAGGTTTGGATGCGATATACATCTTGTATGCGTCAAATGTAGAAATACTAGTATCAAACTTGTATTCCTCTGGCATTGCTCGTGCGAATGGAGTTACTTCTGTTAGTTTACCTTTGGGGAAAAGGTAGTAAGCATGAGTTAGTGTCCCTTCACAGGAGTGTTGTTTATTATAGCGTAGAGTATACTCTTGACACAAATTCAATCCCCACTTGATGAGCCAATAGGCATTATCCACCGTTTCCGCCGCCCATTTGGTACATGGGTGGTTTCGGAATGCCCCCTTTTCTGTCTTGTAGGCAGTGCCGTCTTGTTTGGGAAGAGTCCCATAATCATGATACCAGGGAGAAGCAATAATGCTAAGCATTTGGCAGCATTCAAGCGGCATCTTGACAATGTGTTTGTCAGGAAGACAAATAGCACTTTCGGCAGGGAACGGATCTGTGACAAAGATATTCACTGGAAGAACTGGTTGATGTATCTTACACCCCAGTCTAATGCCTGAAGTGGGATATCGGTAATATTTTGTGCCAGAATGTCTTTTGCCTTAACAATTCGCTCTTGACCAAGAGCACGGATACATGCACCAGAGGAACGCATATACTCGTTTAGGTCATCATCATTTCCATGTTTGAAACCACTGATATAGATGTCCCTAACTTCTCTCAGTAGTTTTTCGGTCTCTGGTTCAAATGCAATAGTTTCTTCCTTCAGTGGAATTTGCATTCTCTTCATACAAGACATACTGAACTTCATTGCCTTTCGTGTCTCATAGGTAGAATAAGCAAAGATTTGCTTATCCCTATAAGCATATTGCATAACTCCGTTAGCACATTCCATCACACGAAGGACGGCAACTTTGTCTTTCTCACCATCAGACAAACTATTGAAAATGGTGTTCCAGTCTTTCATTCCAGTGGTCTCACAAACTCATTAGAAATAATGTCTCGGGCATCAAGTGCCTCATACATGTATGTTACACCAGCACGGGGAGATGTATGATCTCCACAAGTGAAAACATCACAAACCGCCATACCAACCTCTGGCCAAGTATGAATGCTAATATGAGACTCAGCAAGCATAGCGACAGCGGTTACACCTTGAGGATCAAACTTATGAGAAGAAAGATCCAACAGCGTGCTTTTACAAACTTCTGCTGCTTTTACAAGCACATTGCGAACATGTGCCTCATCGTCCAGCAATCCATATGGGCAAGACTTGAGGGTAAAGAGAATGTGCTTCATCAACCAAAAGTGGAATCAGGTTCCAGAGCGATGAAATAAGTCAGGTTGTATTTTGTGTTGGTAAACTGAGAGAGCAGTTTGGAGGAGACAACAACATCGTAGGCACCAGGAATAATCTTGATGTTTTCTACCTTGAAGTTGAAAGTAAACTCTTGGTCGGTCTCACCCACAACAATGGCATATTCGTTAGAAGTATCATTCTTCTTGTCACGAACCACCAGTTTGATGACACCTGCTTCACCAACGGCAGACAGGTCAGGCAGTTGATACACTGCTGCTGCTTTCACCAGTTTTTCAAGAGATGCACTATCCAGTTGGAAACACACGTCCTGAGAAGGCAGATTGATGTCCTTGTCGGGAGGAGAAATGATGACATTGGGGTCAGCGAAGAAATACTTCACACGACGCTTACCTTCACGGATACTGAGATAAGACTCTTCTTTAAAGTCAAGGTCAGGATCCTGGTGCAGACTCAGACCATTCAGAAACTGGTTGAGGTCATAGATGGCAAAGTCACGAGGAAACTCTTCTTTGATATCTGCTTCTGCAAGAATGTTTTTGGCAACAGAAATAGTACGAAGACGGTTACCCTCTTTCACAAGGATAGAGTTGTTGATACCTGCAAAGTTTTTGAGAATGGTCAGAGTGTTGTCAGACAGTTTCATGTTGCTCATTGGTTGTAGGTTTCACGGACGGCATTTTTATCATTGAAATTCATGAGGAGAACTGCATAGTGCAGAATCTTCATGATATCGCGGCGGGCACTTCCTTTCTTATCATATCGGGAAGCATATTTGAGGATATTGCTTCGGCAGAATGCCTCACCATCGCCACACGCTTCAATCAGGTCAAGCGTTTGAATTTTCTGATCACCAGCAGAATAGTGTTGGTTGTAGGTTCCGCGAATATACTCAAGAAGTTCTTTTACAATTTCTTCTTCGTTGTACTTCCAAGGAGTGCTGGGAGATTGTCTAATAATGTCGTTGCTCATATTAACAGAAAAATCGTTCATTGAATAAGGATATTCGTCCATAACGATGGGTTCAAAACAGTTGTTGGGAATATTAGGGTACATGGAATGAAGATACTCATGCACCCAGTTATCAGTCATTATATCAGAAAGGAGCGTCTTGGGCAACTTCTTCGGTAGGAATCTGGAAGTCAGCATCCACTTTGTCATACAGTTCGATGAAAGACTGCTTAGTTTCATCATCGAAACGGTTGACACAGACTTGGATTGCCTTTGCCTTGTCACCGAAGATGCTGTAAGCACGGATGATGTGGACCAGACGGCGGGTGCTGATGATTTCCTCAATACCACCATCGTAGAAAGTCTTGCGGATGATGTCTGCCCAGTCAGTCAGACGCTTGCAGAAGTCAGAGTCATTAACACCCAGACCAAGTGCAACACCCTCAAGGATCTTCTGCTCAGTCTTAGGAGTGGGATATTCCTGCTCAAAAGTAACGGGGAACCTCTCCAAGAATGCCTCATTCAGGACGTTGGTGCCGATGAAGCGACCATCGTCAGAACCCTTGCCCTTGGTGTTGGCGGTAGCAATGACGTTGAAACCAGCAGCAGGTTTGACCCACTTACCAATCTTTTTCAGGAAGACACCCTTACCTTCTAGAATGGATTGAAGGCAGAGGATCTTGTTGGAAGCCAGGTCGATCTCGTCAAGGAGAAGGACTGCTCCGCGTTCGAGTGCTTCAATGACGGGACCGTTATGCCATGCAGTGTTCCCATCAACAAGCCTAAAACCACCGATAAGGTCATCTTCATCAGTTTCGATAGTAATATTTACACGGATCAACTCACGCTTCAGTTGGGCACATGCCTGCTCAACACCAAACGTTTTGCCGTTACCAGAAAGTCCAGTGATGAAAGTAGGATAGAAAAGACGGGACTCAATAATCTTCCGAATATCACCAAAGTTACCAAACTTGACGAAGGTATCATCTTTCTCAGGAATAAGGTTTTGCTCAACAGCAGGAAGTGCAGCAGGTGCCTTCACGGTTTCTTCAAGTTGCTCTCGGACTTCTTGAATAGTCAGGTTCCACTTACCACGACCAGTTTTGAAGTTGTTGAGTTTGTTGGTAACAGTCTG